GTTTTACAGTAAAAGTTAAAGAAGAATTGTTGAATTTATCGCGATTTGATAAGAGTGAACTATCAGCTATTATCAAAATGTCAGGAAGCCTCGGCTTAACAGCTGCTGGACTAACTTTGTCAATCATAACAGAAAATGCTAAAGTAGCCCGCCATATCTATGAATTGATTGAAACGATTTACCAGGTTCAGCCTGAGATTAAATACCATCAAAGGACAAATTTACGTAAGAATCGTATTTATACAGTTTTTGTTGCTAAAAATGTCAGAGAAATTTTGAACGACTTGCAGCTGGCTGATTCTTTCTTTGGGATTGAAATGGGAATTACCCCAAGTATCCTAGAAGATGATGATAAGGGACGTGCTTATCTGCGTGGTGCTTTCTTGGCGACTGGGACCATTCGTGACCCAGAGTCAGGAAAATATCAACTGGAAATTTTTTCCGTTTATCAAGACCACGCCGAAGATTTAGCAAACTTGATGCGAAAATTTATCCTTGATGCAAAGGTTATCGAACATAAAAATGGAGCAGTGACTTATCTTCAAAAGGCTGAAGATATCATGGATTTCTTGATTGTCATCGGAGCGATGGAATGTAAAGAAAGCTTTGAAGAAGTTAAGATTATGCGTGAGACGCGCAATGACGTTAACCGTGCCAACAATGTGGAAACAGCTAACATTGCAAAAACCGTGACAGCCAGCATGAAGACCATCAATAACATCATTAAAATCATGGATACCGTTGGACTTGAGACCTTACCAATTGAATTGCAACAAGTGGCTAAGATTCGTGTAGAAAATCCTGATTACTCGATTCAGCAAATCGCAGACCACTTGGAGGGGACCTTGACCAAGAGCGGTGTCAATCATCGATTGCGTAAAATCAATAAAATTGCAAATGAATTATAGAAAAAGTTAAGGAGAAGCATATTATGGCATGTACAACTATATTAGTCGGTGCTCCTAAATGCTGTAATTTTACAATTTAAAAATAACGTTGATTTCATCACGTTTAACTTCTACACGTTTAATTAATGTTTTAACTATTTTCTTTTGGTCGTCGTAGGACATTTTGAAAACATCGTCCATTTTGGCGACTTTCTCAAAAGCTGGTTTATTATTTATCTTTCTCTTATTGTTATTTATAAACGTTTCCAAGCTGGATTTCTCTTTAAGGAGTTCAGCGCTTTTTTGTTTTAACGCTTCCATAGAAATGAGCTCATTTATATATAAATCGTTTAGCTTTGAAAGTTTGGTTTCTAGTTTTTTTAATCGTTCTTGGTGAGCTGTTATATTTTCTTCAGGCTTATCTCTGTACAGTGATTCTATTGATTTAGGGTTTAACTGTAATTTGCTTATCTCATTCAAGACATATCTTTCAACATCTTTGACATCGTAGCGTCCTGACTCTTTACATTGCTCACCATCGTTATAGATTGCCGTCTTTATCCGTTTTGGATTTCTGTTGATACAAGTGTATGTACGTTTTCTAGTGCCGTCTTTGCGAGGTTTGTAGCTATCTATTTTTAAAGGCGTTCCGCAATATCCACATTTTGCAATGTTTGAAAGCATGTAAAGCCCTTGAAAAGGTCTAGTATTATCTTTCTTACTTGTCCGCTCTTCCAAAGCTTTTTGAGCTTTATAAAATATTTCTTCTGTCAATATAGGCGCGTGCTCTCCGTCAAAAATTTCATTGCGATACTTCACTTTGCCGATGTAGGTTATGTTTTCTAAAATTCGTTTTACTTTGACGTGAGTCCATTTCCCGTCGTAATTTTCACGCATGTATGTTGTTATTCCCATGATTGACCAACCAGAAATAATTTTGTTAAACATATCACGGACAATCTCGGCTTGGTAATGGTCAACAGTCATCGACTGAGTGTTGGTATCGTATTTGTAGCCAAAGGGTGGCGTTGTCCAAGAAGTTGTTTTCCCTGACTTTGCTCGTCCTTTTACACCCAACTGCATACGCTCTTTTATTTGTTCTCTCTCAAACTCAGCGATAGCAGAAAGAAGCGTGATGAACAAGTTTCCCATAGCTGATTTAGTATCTATGTTTTCTTGTAAGCTAACAAAATCGACGTTATTAGCATTAAATACGTCTTTGACTAGATAAAGCGTGTCTCTGACGTTTCGGCTTAAACGGTCAAGCTTATATACGACTACAGTGTCAAATTTGCCAGATTTAGCGTCTTGTATCATTTTTTGCATGGCTGGTCGTTCTAGCTTACCGCCAGAAAAGCCGCCATCAGAATAGTTGTCGTAAATAACCCAACCCATAGCTTGACAATATTTTGTTAAAGCTTCAATTTGTTGACCGATTGAATAACCTTCCTCGGCTTGGTGTAGTGTAGAGACACGGCTATATATAGCTACTTTTCGTTTTGTTTGCATTGATTTATACCTCATTTCTGTGTTAAAATGGGTATAGTAAAGAGACCTACTAAAAGTAGGCTTTTTACTATACTACCAATTATTAGCTCACGCTCTCCTCGTCCAAAATTTGAGCGTGGGCTTTTTTATTTTAATCTTCGTCTTCTAAATGTTTAATAGCGTAGTTGGCTTCTGATTTTGTAAAACCTCCGCCATCCTCTTCGCTAAGCAATGTTTCTTTGATTTTCTCTTTAGACATGCCATAATCTTGAAAATTTTTAGCAGATGCCAAGGCATTCTTTTTCCAACTGATTTTCAGTTTTTTTACAGCATAATCTACCGCTTTTTTCTCAAAGCCACTTTCATCTTGCAATGCTTGATAGAAAGCTTTTTTAGACATGTTTGCGTCTTTCATCAGCTCAGCTGTTTCAAGAGCGTTTTTATACTCTTTTGATACGGCGTAAGCTGTATGAGCTTGAGGGAAAACAGTTGTCTCAATAGCAGGACTGGCGACAAACAAGAAAGCTGTAGCAATGATAATAGCAGTTTTCTTCTTCATTGTATTTCTCCAGCAGCTTTTAACGTGGTTCAGTCTTTTGCACGTAGTTTTTAGTCACTTAACCTATGGGCAGCTTTTTCTTTTAGAATAGCTATTTTTTCTTGATAGTCATTTACTTTTGCGAGGTCGCTGTTACCTTCGTTTATGTAGTAGTTGATTTGATCGTGTACATCTTGAGCAGTAGCAGTAGAAGTAGAAGGTATGTTGAGAGAGTTGAAAAAGTCTACCAACTTTTTACAATGATTTGCGTGAGCTTTATAGTATGTTAGTTCCATTTGATACAATTTTAACTCAAATTGTTCTTTGTCCCATGACGGAAAATCGATATCAAGATTCGTTGGATACTGTTTTACAACATGGATTTCCCATAAAGCTTTGTATTTATCGTAAACTGTTTGACCTTTTTCTGTTAATAGCGTTTTTTCTTCTATATCTACTAGAAGACCGTTGGATTTAAAATCATTAGTCAATTTCTCAGCATTTAAATTGTAACTATAAAAAAAGTATTTAGGAATAGTTACAGTAGATTTTCGACCATTCTTTGGATTTCCCCACCACACTAATAGTAAAAGTTCTCTCAATTTGTAGTTCTCGTTAGTGATAAAACTATCGTCATACTTTGGAAAATTGTGAGGTCTACCGTAAATTTCAAATATATTAGGTCTTGTATCTAATATTTTGAAATATTCTGGGGTGTAGTAGTCAAATTCATCCGAAGATGAAAATGTCATAGAAGTTTTTGGCTGTATATTTGTTCTTTTTTTACCAAATAAAAGGCTAAGTAATCCCATATTTTAATCCTCTCTATAAATATCAACGACTTCTCCGATTGTTCGGATGTCGTCGTTCTCTGATAAGTAGATTTCTTCGTATTTATCATTTAGACTTTGCAAATACCATCTACCGTCATAGTCACATTTAAGTTTTTTGACAAAGTTTTTGTTATTAACCTGGAAAATACCAATCTCATTAGGCTCAATCTGACTAGTTACTTTAATGAACAACAAGTCATTGTCTTGTATCAATGGTTCCATTGAGTCACCAGCCACTTTAGCGATAGTGTCATATTCTTCTGGGACATCATCAGCTCTTAACTTGACTTCCATGTATAAGTTATCACATTGGAAAACACCATGTCCAGCAGCTACCAATCCCTGAACATAGTCGGTGATGTATTTGTCATCGTCTTCTTTTTTACTAAAGATAGAAGAAACAGTATTTTCTTGTTCCTGTTCAGCGAGTTGATCACTAGCAAAGTTCAAGACCTTTTTTTGTCTATTTTCGTTTAGTTTTTCATATATAGAAACAATTTCAGAATGAGAAACATCTTTTCCATCAAAATAATCTAGAGGAACATTGAAAAAATCTGCAATGATTTTTACAGAAGACAATCTAGGTTCTTCTTTATTGTTTTCCCATTTTGAAATTTTTCCTTTATTAAAATTAATAGTGTTTGGATATTTTTCGTTTAGTGTATCAGCTAGTTCTTGTAGTGTTAGTTTCCGCTCTTTTCTGAGTTCTTTTATCTTATTACCAATCATAATGTTTTACCTTTCATAAGATAACGTAATATTAACATAAAAGTTTCGTTTTCGCAAACTTTTTTATAAAAAGACAAAAAAGTTGTTGACAACGAAACAGAAAAGTTATAAACTAAAATCACAAAGGTTGCGAAATCAGCAACTTAGAAAGGAGACGAAATATGAACGCTGTTCTTGAAAGACACGATTTTGAGCGTCCGTATATCAATTTAAAAAGTATTATTGTTTCAAAAGGAATAAAACAAAAACAAATAGCGGAAAGGCTTGATATGAGTAAATCTACTTTTAGCGCTAAAATCAATCGACATAATGGACGAGACTTTTCTTATTCAGAAGCGTGCCAAATTGCTCACATGCTAGGTATTAAAATGGAGGATTTTTAAAGTGAACCTAATTTTTTTTAAAACAAAAGTTTCGAAAACAACAACTTTTTAAAAGCAAAAAACCCGACTAACAGCGATTAGTCAGGAACAAACATAAACATTTACAAAGGTATTTTAACATGAAAAGAAAAAAAGAACAATGGAAACCAAAGGTTACTAGCTATTGTGAAATAACCGAAAACGGTAAAACAAAATTAATTGAAATTGACCCAGCAGACTTTACTATCCCGACTGGTCATCCCATTTATAAAATACTTTTATCGTTTAAAGAACAATCTCAGGAGGCAAGCTGATGCAGTACATCTTTCAGAAACACAACATCAAGCTATACAGCTGTTAGTAATGAGTTCATACAAGATAAAGAGTTATCTCTAAAATCAAAAGGATTGTTACTTACTATTTTAAGCAACAAAGAAAATTGGAGAGTATTTCCGACGGAACTTGCTAAACGTTCAAAAGATAGCGAAGACAGTATCTATAGAGAGATTAAAAAACTTGAAAAATCAGGTTATATAAGGACTTATAAAAAATCTCTCGGACGTGGCAAGGGGGTTACAGCTTTTAGGTTTTGCGCTGATAGGAAAATCAGCGATGAAATCTTTGAGCAACTCAAACAACAACTTGATGAAGAGTTAGCTAGTTGATTTACATTTCCGCATTTTACAAATCTGTATTTTACAAATCTGTATTTTACAAATCTGTATTTTGCGAACTAACAATTACTAATAAACAATAACTACTAATAATAAATAATTACTAAAGATTAATAAGTGGGTGTTATGGAATTAAAGGAGCTTATTAATAATTTTGAAGCTAATTTTGGTCGTATGCTTTCACCGTTCGAATTGGAAGATATTCAAAAGCTTGTTAAAGAGGACAGCTATTCTGTTGAATTAATCAACGAGGCTTTGAAGATATCTGTTAGAAACGGAAAGCTATTCTTAAACTACGTCGTTGGTATTCTGGTTCGCATGCGTTCGCAAGGTATTACAAATGTTGAGCAGTTGAGAGTTGCTGAACAATTAAAGCAAGGAAGTAGCAAACCAGCTGAGGTTGATAACGACTTCCTGGAAATGCTGATAGCAGCTGCTGAGCTTTGGGACGATGACGAGGAAAGCAGAGAGCATCAAATTAGCTTATACAGAGAATTTCAAAAATAGGAGAACACAATGTCAGATTTAAAACAAATAATTTTAGCAGAACACAAAACTTTGAAACGTATCGAAGAACTACAAGAGTTTATGCACGGAACATCAACGATAGCAATTGGGTTACACGAAGCTGGCATTATTGAACAGCCAGAACATAAATTGATGTTCTTTGAAACAATGCACGTTTTCTCACATATTCTTGAAGATGTGTTGGATGGTAAAGATGCAGCAGAGGCAGTAGGTGATACATTGTTTCCAGATGAGGACGAAGACTAATGAAAATCGAACTACTACACATCGTTAACGGTCATCGCAAGTTTCACATCGGCTTTTATGACAACATCAAAGATGCTGTTAAAGCACTAAAACGTGATGTAGCTATTAATTCAGCAATTGATAAGCCGAAGTGGGACAAGAAATACAATGAAACTAACGACATTGTTCGCATTGATTATGGTTTAAAGACTTGCTACTACTTAATGCAAGCTGTTGAGGTGAACAAATGACACATGGATTATTTGGTGACTTTGATTATGATAATTGGTTAAGCACGTATGAGGACCATGAAGAAGTATTTCAGGGTGACGAAGACGAGGCTTATGATCGTTGGAAAGAAGAACAGTTGGAGGACCAGGAATGGAAAATGTAACGATTTATAAAAAGCTCCTTAATATCCAAAAAGTTTTAAACGTTCCTAAAGGTCAATATAACAAATTTGGAGGCTATAGCTACAGGAATGCTGAGGATATTTTGAACGCTATAAAGCCATTGTTGTGGGAAAACGAATGTACAGCTTTCTTTAGAAAAGATGTCATTGAGCAAGTTGGCGATAGATATTATCTAGTAGCTACGTTTGATTTTGTTGATGTAAATACAGGCGAAAAAATTACGGTTGAGGCAAGAGCTCGTGAGGAGGAAAAGAAAAAATGTATGGATGCGTCGCAAATTACAGGAGCAGCGTCAAGCTATGCCAGAAAATATGCCTTAAACGGTATTTTCTTAATTGATGATGCTAAAGATGCTGATACGAATGAATATCAGAAACAGCAAAAGCAGGGCACGAACACAAAACAGCAAACGCAATACATCAATGATAATCAATTGCAGCAGATTTATAACGGCATCAATCAGCTTGCACAGATGACTAACCAAAACCCAGATATTGTAGCAAGTGGTATTTTGGTTCGTTACAACATCAACGATTTTAGAGCTGTTCCAAGCGGATATTTTAACGAAGTGGTAAATTACATCAAATCACTGATGCCACAACAAAATCCAAATCAAATAAATTTTAATGATCTATAAAGGAGATAAAGATGAAAGACGTAACAAATAACACACTAACAGAAATCAATGTTGAATTTAAACCAGCGGTCATCAAAATTGACCGTGAAAGTATCGAGGCACAAGTTGCTGATGCCGTTGCTAAATACTCAAATCGAGAAATAACAGCAGAAACCTATAAAGAGGCGTATAACGAGCGCACAACCTACAACAATCTAACTAAAGCTTTAGAAGCTAAACGTAAAGAAATCAAAGGTGTTTTCAATTTACCTTATAACGATTTTGAAGCGTGGTATAAAGAAAAAGTATTAGCGCCAATTGATGAAGTGACCAAAAAAATGACAGAAGGCTTAAATGCAATCGATGAACAGGAACGATTGCTACGAGTTGACGCAGTACGTGCTGCTTTCGAAGAGAAATGTGAGCTAGCTCAATTGGATAAGTCAACATTTGAGGATAAATACGACTCATACAGCTTGAAGAAATACTTTAAAGCAGGCAAATTTGAGCTTAAAACAGCAACGCTTGAGGAAATTAATCAGATCGTCTTGGAAGAATACAAAGCTGTACGTGAATTTGAAGAAAGTAAAGAGACAATTGTTGAGCAAGCTAAAGATTACGAATTGCTACCAGACGCTTACGTTCGTTATTTAGAGGACGGCAAATCACTTGTAGACGTGCTTAAAATCATGAAATCAGACAGAGATGCGATTGCTTTACGTAAAGAACAAGCTGAGGCACGAGCTAAAGCAGAGGCAGAACGTAAAGCAGAGATTGAACGTCTAGCGCAAGAAAATGCAAACTCTCAAATCAAGGCATATAATGCTGAAACTGGAGAGATTTTGGAAGGTAATACAATTACACCCGAGACACAAAACACGGCTGAAAATGAGCCAAAATTTGAGCCTGACAAAGCGTTGACACTTGATTTGCGTTTGACGTTTCCTGGAGGTGTTAAACAAGCCAAAATGTTTAAAGATTTCTTGGAGATGAATGGCATTAAGTATGAACAACAAAACATGATCATGGAAATGGGGTTTGAAGGATGAAAAAATATTACGTCAGCGGAAAAATTGCGGCATTGGATTTAGGGGCTGAAGTAGAGGCTTCTAATCCATATGCGGCAGCGATTAAATTTAATGAGAGATATGCGCCACTTTTAAAATTTGGCGTGCACGAGTTGGAAGTTAGAGAAGTGGAGGAAGTTGAATGATGTGGCTAGCTTGGCTATTACACGATGTTGGTGCTTTGCTTGTATGTGCATTCATCGCTGTTTATTTTAAACAGCCACTATGGATGTTTTTGGCGCTATTGTTTACAAGCAGCGTAAGTAGAGAAAAGAAAGAAGGTAGCGACAATGGCGATGGAAGTAACGAATAAAGGTTATATTAACTTTAACAATGAATACAACAAGCACGATCAAAACTTTACGACCGCAAGCATGAGCTTTGCAAATGGTAAAGGCGAAGACGGCAATTATAAGCATGGCTACATCAAAGTAATTGCTTTCGGTGAGCTAGGAAATGTCCTGTATGACAATGTCGGAAATTTGGTAACTATCACAGGTCGCTATCGTCAAAATGAGCACGAAGGCAATAAATATCCACAAATTATCATCGATGCAATCAATGGATATGCACCAGCCAAGAACCAAAACAATGGCAATTTTGGGCAAAATCAAGGCTACCAAAACCAAGGCAACTTCCAAAATAATGGTAGTTTTGGAAATCAACAGCCACAAAACGCAATCAATGGCTATCAAAATCCAAATCAAGGTAATTTTGGACAGCCACAAGGACAACAGACAAGTTTCTTCCAAGGGCAAACAACACAGACCAATCCTGACTTTAGCAGAAACTTTGGGAATGCTAATCCAATGGACATTAATGAAGACGACTTACCATTTTAGAGGTGTTGCATGAAAGAAGAACGAGTTAAAGCAGAAATCATGTGTCCGTTTTGCGGAATGTATATGGTTCTAAAAATCAAGAAACACAGAAAGTCCGTTTCTTGCCCAGGATGTCGAGAACGACTATATCTTAAGAAAACAAATGATAAAGGTTTCTATTTTAGAGCATCAGAAGCTTATGGAATGAGAAAGATCACACGAGAATTCGAGAAATTATTTGAGGAGAACAGCAAATGACACAAGAGCAGTTTATTGTAATCTTATTTGGAATTTTAGGATTTACGTATCTAGTACTATTTACTAGATGGGCGAACAAGAAAATCACAGAGGCTAAACAAGCTTATCAAGCAACTTTAAAATATTATCAAGATCCAGAAACACAACGACAAATTACAAGTCATGTTTTAGCTAACAATATGCTTCGAAATGGTGAGGAGGTTTTTAAATGATGGATGTACAAGTATTCAATAACGAAGAATTTGGTCAAGTGCGTACACTTGAAATTGATGGAGTACCTTATTTTGTAGGGAAAGACGTAGCAGAGGTTTTAGGTTATAGCGATACAAACCAAGCTATTAGAAGTCATGTTGATGAGGAAGATAAGCTGACCCGTCAATTCTACGGGTCAGGTCAAAAACGTAATATGGTCATCATCAACGAATCAGGAGTTTACAATTTAATTTTTGGCGCTGCTAAACAAAGCGCTAACACCGAAATTAAAGAAAAAGCTAAAGCATTCAAACGTTGGGTGACAAGTGAGGTACTTCCGGCCATTAGAAAACACGGTAGCTATGTGGCACCAACACAAACAGCGCTCAGCCCAGAGGATGCGTTTATTCAACTGTTCCAAACGCAGAAAGAAATCAAGAAAGAACAAGCTGTAATGCGTGATGACATTGTTTATTTGAAAGAAGAACAACCAGTCAATCCGTCAATCAACCAGGATTTGACTAAAGAACGTAACAAAGCAGTCGTTAAATGTTTGGGTGGTTATGATGCGCCAGCATATTCTGATAGCAAATTGAGACAGAAAGTGTTTTGTCAAGCAGCCAGAGATTTTAAAGAGTTGTTCAAAATTCCACGCTATGACTTGTTGAAAAAGAAAGACATTGAGCGTGCTTACGATTATTGGCAACAATGGCAACCACAAACAAATTTACGTTTAGAGATTGAACAAGCTAATAAACAGCTATCTTTGATTATTTAGGAGGCGATTATGGAAAGTGAAAATTTAATAATTGGGCTAGTCGTTATGCTAGCAGCGTTTATGTGCATCGCTGTTGGATACGACATTGGCAGGCATGAAAGCAAGTCCGAAATGACAGAGTTAAAGACTGAACTCAAAGATGCTAAGGCACAAATTAAGCTTTTAGAAGAAAATCAAGTGATTGTGTATTACGCTGATAGTTGGGGAGGTAATTATGATTATGAATAAAAAATTAATAGTGCTAGTAGGCTTAGCGTTAGCTGTAATAGGCTTGAATGGCTGTTCGGAGAGTAGCAACGCGTCTAGTCACGGCGTATATGCTTATATACCTAACGACAACAGAAATTGTGGCTGGGAGCGTGTGGAGGTAAAAGATTATTCTTTCTTTGAGAGAAGAACCAAAATCGAGACTACTGACGGGCGAAAAATCATAGGATACAACATTACGATTGTAGAGGAGTAGAATTGAGGTGAGGTTGAAAGGATGTTAGGAATCAAATCAGTCCATAAGCACATTTATAAGAAAGTCGGCTATTATGTTATGACTTATTCAGCTTATGGTCAAGATATTAAGTTATATACAAGACTACAGTGTTCTTGCGGTAAGCATAAAAAAATAAGGTTGGTCAAGAAAACTTTTGTGTTTGATAGCGAATTAGATAAAGAAATAGAGAGACTAAGAGATGTTGGTTATGTTTCTATTGAGGAGTTGGAGGTCTAATTATGTCAATTGATGCTTTAAAAGAAAAATGGGATGGCATTTATGCTTGGAATGTTAAAGATGGCAAGGTAGAGCCGCCAAAGCACACTTTTCCAAAAGCGGTTAAAGACCGTGCGGACTATTTTGCTGAAATGTTCGAAGACGGAATGACACTCGTAGGTTGTTTAGATTGTATTTTTAGCAACGAAAAGCCAGATGATTATGATTGGGGAGCTTCTAAAGACTGGTTGCCTAAATCAAAAGAATTTAAAGAATGGGAAAGCCAAGGGTCTAGCTTAGCACAATGTGAAATAGCTATTTATTTACTATTTGACAATTGGGAGGATAAAGATGACGATACCAAAATTTAGAGTATATGATAAAGTTGAATGCATGATGATAACAACAAGTGATTATGAGGACTTGTCAGATTTGTTTTGTTTCTTAAAAGCTGATGCTGATACTGGATATTGTAGCGAACTCATGCAATCAACAGGTTTGATTGATAAGAATGGAAAAGAAGTATTTGAGAATGATGTTATTAGAGACAGCGATGGTTTTGAAGGCATTGTTCAATACGATAAAAGCTATGGCATGTATGGCATTGCTTATCTTCCTACTAAATCAAACGGTATTGATATGACGTTTGAAGAATTAAAAGATAAGTATTGGAACACGTTTGAAGTTGTAGGCAATATTTACGAAAATCCAGAGCTTGTGGAGGAAGCGAAATGAAAGAAATGTTTTTTGCGGTGGTTGTTACTGTGTTTGGTGTCGTGAACATTTGGTTAGTCAATGTTCAGGCTAAAAAGATTGACGAATTATTCGAGCGTACAAGAATGCTGAATAAGAACCTTGACATGTTTGGTGACGAAGTAAGAGACTTGAACTATAATCCAGCCGTTCAAAAAGGAAAACGAGAAGCGGAGATTCAAAGGCTTAAGGGTAAGTTAGATTTTCTTGAAAAAGAGAAAAACAGCGATTGTGACGGAGTAAATCATGGAATTTGAGTTCATGTTGCCTAGAAATACCAAGTTAAAAAAGCAAAACATGGTTATCAACAGCAATGACAGATTTCATCGTCAAGCGCAAGCGGTCATGACAAGACGTATTAAAGCGTTAGCGATGTATGAAGTTACAGCTAAGAAAGATAAGCAGATGAAACCTTTTAGTCCAGAGAGACCATGTCATTTAATTGTGACGGTGTATAAGCCAACAAATCGAAGATTAGACACGCCAAACCTTTATCCAACGGTTAAAGCGTTAGTCGATGGTATGACAGAAGCTAAAATTTGGACTGATGACAATGATAACGTGATTAAATCAACTAAATTTCAGTTGGGCGGTTTGAGTGGTAAGAAAGGCTATTACAGATTTGTATTGACAATTGAGGAGGTAAACAATGTGGAAAATAACAATACATTTAACTAATGACATCACTATTACAACGCACTCGAATAGTGAAGAAAAAGAAATCTTGATAAATGATATTGCACAAGGTATATTTACAGGAAAAGCTTTTTTATCAAGTAACGATGTTTTGATTAATCCGCGACATATTTTGTTTGTCGAGTCGGTAGAAAAAGAGGAAGTTTGAAGATGAGTGACGTTAAATGGATAAGTCAAATAACAGCGTATGATGTAGATAAACTTGAGGAATTCAAACTGATATTAAACGCAAATGGAATTATATCAATAGCGGAAGATACATTTGAAATCTTTGACGAAGAAACGGGTAATTTGGCGGAACACAAGGGTTGTGAAGTTAACGTGCGTGATTGTTGTTATAAAGTTTTGAATAGCTATGAAGAGTTTATTAAAGCGATGGAAACCTTGTAGGTGAAGTTATGGCAAAGACGAAGTTTGAAAGATTGTCTGTAATACATAGACGAGAAATCATATGGCTGAAGTGGTATTTTCTGAGAGATAAAACAAACCCAGAGAAAACAATCCTAGAGCAAAAGATACAAGACTGTTTTCTGGAAAATAACAATGAAGATGCAGCGTTTTACGTCAATTTGAACACAGTCACAAGTGAGGTTATCTCAAGAACAGATGAGTCACTTGTCAGAGTGCTCAAAGAGGTATATGTATACGAGACAATGAACGTGATAGGTGCTAGTCAAAGGATTTACTACAGGAGTCCAAACAGAACATACAAACATCTCAACAACTGGTTTGATAACTATTTCCGTGCTACATACAGACATTTGTTAGCTAACGCCTTGAAAGAACGGTAAAAAGCCACGTTAACTTGATATTACAATGAAATCATGAGTCTTAACTCATGATTTTTTGTGTGAAAGGAGAGGTAATGAATGAACGTCAGAAACGATTTGCAGATGAATTTATCAAGCTAGGAAATGCAACGAAAGCAGCAATTAACGCTGGATATTCTGAGAAATATGCAGGCGCTAACGCTGATAAGCTACTAAAAAATACTAAAATTCGAGCGTACATTGATGATCAACTTTCTGAATTACACAAGAAAAACATCATGGATGCTGAAGAGGCGTTGAGTATACTATCAGACATTGCCAGGGGAAATCGTGACGAAGAAGTTTTGATGATGAACCCAGTTACAGGCGAAGTCAAAAGGCTCAGGAAGAAAGCAGATAATGCAACAGTTATCAAAGCTATTCAAGAAATTTTGAAACGTTATCCAACTGCTAAACAAGCCGAAAAATTAGAGCTTGAATTGGCTAAGTTGCGTGAACAAGTCAATGCTAACGAGGCGCAAGACGAGCAGATTATTATCGTTGATGAATGGGCTGAGGAGGTAGACGATGGTCTTTAATGTTCAAAAGAACGTAAACCCACATTTTAAGCCTGTTTGGATATCAAGCGAACCTTATAACATTTTAAAAGGTGGACGTAACTCGTTTAAGTCGTCTGTAATTGCATTAAAGCTTGTATACATGATGATTAAATACATCAAGCAAGGCGACACAGCTAACGTTGTTATTATTCGTAAAGTAGCCAATACAATCCGTGACAGCGTGTTTAACAAAATACAATGGGCGTTGCAGTTGTACGGAGTATTTGGCGGTTTCAAGACGACTGTTAGCCCGTTTAAAATCATTCATAAGAAAACAGGTTCAACATTCTATTTCTACGGTCAAGACGACTTTCAAAAGCTGAAATCAAACGATATTGGGAATATTATCGCTGTTTGGTACGAAGAAGCAGCCGAATTTGACAGCGAAGAAGACTTTGACCAATCAAACGTTACTTTCATGCGCCAAAAACACGCTAAAGCTAAATGCGTGCAATTTTTTTGGTCCTATAACCCTCCACGTAATCCATACAGTTGGATTAACAAGTGGTTTGAGACTATGAAAATACGTGATGAGTATCTTTGCCACTCATCTAGCTATCTTGATGACGAGCTGGGCTTTGTTACGGAGCAAATGCTAAAAGACATCGAACGTATTAAAGCTAATGACTTTGATTATTACAGATATATCTACCTGGGCGAGCCAGTCGGGCTTGGAAACAACGTATACAACATGAGCACGTTTCATCCGTTGGATAGTTTGCCAGCTAATGATAGGCTGATTGGTATTTCCTTTGCACTTGACGGTGGTCACCAGCAGTCAGCAACAGCTTGCGGAGCATTTGGAATTACAGCAAAAGGCAATGTCATTTTGATTGATACTTACTACTATTCACCAGCGGGGAAAGTAGTCAAGAAAGCGCCTAGTCAATTATCACAAGACATACACAGTTTTACTCGTTCGGTTGTGGATAAGTACAGAGTGCAAGTGCTACAGTACACAATCGATAGTGCTGAGGGGGCATTGCGAAACCAGATGTATTTAGACTTTGCTATTCGCTGGCATCCAGTAGCCAAGCTTAAAAAAGTGACAATGATTGACAGTTTTCAGTCATTGCTTGCTCAAGGACGATTTTATTATTTAGACACGGAAGCCAATAAGATATTTATCGAAGAGCATCGCATGTATCGTTGGGATGAGAAGACAATCCAGTCAGATAATCCAAACGTCATCAAAGAAGATGACCACACATGCGACGTGTCACAATACTTTGCCTTGGATAATGCTAAAATTCTCGGCTTACGTATCGGAAACAGTTAGGAGGACAATATGGGTCTAATCCAAAAAGTAAAAGACTTTTTTAATCGTGGGAGGTATAACATGCAGACTTCAAATTTAAACAGTGTTCTTGATCATCCAAAAATCGCAGTTAGTCAAGAAGAGTACAGTCGTATTCAACACAATCTAACTTACTATCAATCTAAATTTGATGACGTCGAATATATCAACAGCGAGGGTGATGTGAAACGTCGTAAGTTTAATCATTTGCCGATTGCACGAACAGCATCGAAGAAGATTGCTAGCTTGGTTTACAACGAACAAGCAGAAATCACGTCGGACAACAAATCAGTTGATAAATTCATCAGTTACACGCTTGACAATGACCGCTTTAACAAGAATTTTGAGCGCTATTTGGAAAGTGGTTTGGCGTTGGGTGGTCTTGCCATGCGTCCATATGTTGACGGTGACAGAATTCGTGTAGCATTCGTTCAAGCACCAGTATTCTTGCCGTTGCAATCAAATACGCAAGACGTGTCGAATGCTGCTATCTTGACTAAAGCAATCAAGTCAGAGGGCAGAAAGAACGTGTATTACACGCTCGTAGAGTTTCATGAATGGGTGACAGCTGACGGAAACGAGCAAGGAAGTACGAAAGATAAAAGCTATTATCGTATCACTAACGAGCTTTACAAGTCAGACATCAGCGACGCATTAGGTCAACGTGTGAACTTGTCTGAATTGTATCCAGACCTTGAACCAGTAACGATGTTTAAAGACTTATCACGTCCATTGTTTACATACCTTAAAACTCCAGGAATGAACAACAAAGACATCAACAGTCCGCTTGGTCTATCTATCTTTGATAATGCAAAAACTACAATTGACTTTATCAACAGAACTTACGATGAGTTCATGTGGGAAGTCAAAATGGGTCAACGTCGTGTCATTATCCCTGAACAATTAACTAAGCTAACAGCACAGAGAGAAGATGGTTCAATCACTTTTAAACGACGCTTTGAGACAGGCCAAAACATCTATACACAGCTAGGCGGTGGTGATATGGACGCTAACAGCATTAAGGACATTACAACACCTATCCGCTCAAACGACTACATTACAGCCATTTCAGAAGGTCTGAAACTGTTTGAGATGCAGATTGGCGTGTCTGCTGGCATGTTCTCGTTTGACGGCAAGAGTATGAAGACAGCTACCGAAGTAGTTAGCGAGAATAGCGACACATACCAAATGCGCAATAGTATTGCTGCTCTTGTTGAGCAATCGATTAAAGAGTTATGCGTATCTATTTGCGAACTCGGTAAAGCTACAGGTCTGTACAAGGGCGAAATACCAGAGCTAGAAGACATTTCAGTCAATCTTGACGATGGTGTCTTTACAGACCGAAACGCAGAGCTTGCTTATTGGATGCAAATGGTATCAGCAGGCTTTGCACCACAACGTTTAGGTATCCAGAAAACATTGAATGTGTCCGAAGAGGAAGCTAAAGGCTATCTAGCTGAAATCAATGGCGAGCTACCACCAGAAAATGATGCAGACTTAGCGCTTTATGGCAGGAAACAAGTAGAGGAAGACGATGAGTAAGAGACCAGTCTTAAATGACCAGCAATTCTCTTTGAAGATGCAAGGAGTTAGCGATATTTACGCTCAGATGCAGCAAGAACTCTTTGATAATATGATTAAGCGTTTAATCGTTCGTGGTAGTGCTGATTTACAAGAAAATCCATATATTTGGCAAATGCAAAAGTTGAATGATATGCACATGCTAAACGAAGAGAATCTTAAAATTATCACGGAGCGCACAGGTATAGCAGAGGACTTGTTACGTGACGTTATAGCTAACGAAGGATTAAAGGTTTACAAAGACACTAAACAGCAACTTGCAGAGGATTTAGGCAGGAGAGATGGCGAATATATTGCCAACGGCGTGACAGATAGCCTTGAAGCTTACACATCGCAAGCGATTAGTGACTTAAACCTTATCAATACGACTTTGCCTAGGTCAATTCAAAAAACATACAAATCAATTGTTGAGAAGTCCGTAGCCGAAGTGGTTATCAGTTCAAAATCAGCTGATAAAGCTATTCGTGACACTATCATGAAATGGCAAAAGAAGAATTTTACAGGTTTTGTCGATAAAGGCGGCAGAGAGTGGCGAGCAGATGCGTACGCAAGAGCTATTATTAAAACGACAACGTTTAGAGTTTACAACGAAATGCGCACAGCACCAGCTAAGGAAATGGGTATTGACACTTACTACTACTCAAAGAAAGCCACAGCTAGAGAAATGTGTGCACCTTTGCAGGGTCGTATAGTGACAATGGAAGGCATGACACATACAGAGCAAGGTGTTAAGGCACTTGCTTTGTCTGACTACGGATATGGTTATGCTGGTGGTTGTTTGGGTGTGCATTGTGGACATTATTTGACACCTTTTATTATTGGGGTCAATGAGCTACCAGAAGACCCAGACTATCTCAAAGACTTAACGCCCGAACAAGCAGAAGAGAATGCACGTATACAAGCCAAACAAAGAGCACTTGAACGTGCTATCAGAAACCAAAAAGAGCGCCTACACATCGCTAGTCAACTGGGAGATGATGAACTTATCACATCTGAACGCTTAAAACTTAGAAACTTACAAGGAAAGATGCGAGCTTATGTTGATCAGCATGATTTCTTGCATCGTGATTATTCAAGGGAAAGGTTATTTTCAACTCAAAATTCATACGAAAAAAATAAAATATTGTTAGGGACTAAGAAGAAAACTTTAGAGAAGCAACGAGAGGTGAAAAGTGCTATAATAGGCATGAAAACAAGCAACAATATAAAAATTAAAGACGTTTCAAAACATCTTGTTGATCGTGCTGTTGAACGAAAGGTTGAAACTCAAACTATCATTGATGCTTTAAAAAATCCTCTTGAAATAAAAGAGATTAAATATGATGAGTATGGTAGACCATCTCAAAAATTTATCGGTAAAGATACATCAGTTGTTATTAATCCATCTACAGGGAATATTGCAACAACTCATAAGACAGGAAAAAGAATTCGCAGAAAGTATGGTTTTGAAAAATGAAAATAGTTGAAATTCTAAACGAAAAGCAAATAGCTTTTGTTAAAGAGTGCTTACCTAATTTTGATTTAGATAAAATTTTGCAAAACGGTGAGTTGAATGATGACTTTGCAGAAGCTTTGGAAGATTATTACCAGCTCAAAGCCTTTGACAATGCATACAACATTACACAAAAAGGTAAAATAGCAGAAAGTATCATTGATAAATTTGTAGATCTGAATATTTGGTAAGTTATCTTACTTATTTGCACCTAGATTTTTTCTAGGTGCTTTTTTTGTGCGTTCAAAACGGTAAAAAGTCCGCTTTGTTCAAAGGTAAACTGAAGAAGTAAATAAGATTTTACCTTTGTGGTGGGGGTTAGCCACCTACAAAAAGGACTAGGAGGACAAAATGCCATTTACAAAAGATGACCTTATCAATCTTGGATTGACAGATGAACAAGCTAAAGAAGTTTTTACTTTGCATGGCAAAGATTTGAATGAAACTAAATCAGCCTTGGACACTATCACGCAAGAGCGAGACAGTCTTAAAAATCAATTGCAAAATGCTGAGACACAGATTGAAACATTGAAAGCTGATGCGAATACAAGTGCCGAACAAAAAGAAGCGCTTGATAAATTGCAAGCTGAATATGACAAGTTTAAAGCTGATGCTGAAGCAAATCTTGCAATGACACAAAAGGTCAATGCTATCAACCTTGCATTGAAAGATACTAACGCACACAATCCATCAACCTTGATGAAATTTATTGATGTTGACACTGTTGAGCTTGACGAAGACGGTAAGCCAAAACTAGACGACATCATCACAGGATTAAAGGAAAGTGACCCTTATCTTTTCAAAGCAGACGATGACACACCTAACCCAAGTATTTTTGCTACTGGAAATCCCGCAGCAAAAGACCCAACACCAGACGCCTTTGCACAGGCTTTGGGATTGACTGAATAAAAAGGAGGAAATCATGTCAATTAACTACATTACTAAACATGAGGGGCAATTTGAAAAACGCCTTATGCAAGGTTCTTTAACATCAATCCTTGAAACCCCTAGAGTAAATTGGCTTGGCGCACGTTCTTTTGAACTTCCAATCATTTCTGTAACAGGTTATAAAACTCACACACGCTCTAAAGGTTACAACGCTGGAACAGTATCGAACGACAAAAATGTTTACACATTGGGATTTGACCGTGATGTAGAGTTCTTTGTTGATACAGCAGATGTCGATGAAACAAATCAAGAACTTTCAGCGGCTAACATTTCAAATACTTTCATTTCAGAACATGCAACACCAGAGGTTGATGCTTATCGCTTTTCTAAAATTGCAACAGCAGCAATCACTGGTAACCATTTCAAAGCAGAAGATAGCATCACACCAGAAAATGTCTATAGCACTTTGAAAGCTGCTATTTTGCCAATGCGTAAATTTGGTGCATCTAACCTTGTTATGTACGTGTCTAGCGAGGTGATGGATGCTTTAGAACGTTCTAAAGACTTTACACGCTCAATCGCAACTACATCTCCACAAGGTATTGATACCCGTGTCACTTCTCTTGACGGTGTGCAGCTTATCGAAGTTTGGGATGATGCACGTTTCAAAACTAAATTTGATTTCACTACAGGTTTTGTTAAAGCTGATGACGGTAAAGATATTAATTTCTTGATTGTTGCTAAAACAGCTGTTATTGCCAAAGCCAAATTTAACTCTATCTATCTCTTTGCGCCAGGGCAACACACAGAAGGTGACGGCTACTTGTATCAAAACCGTCTATACCACGACTTGTTTGTTTTGAAATCGCAAGAAGATGGTATTTATGTCTCACATAAATCAGCGTAGGAGGTAGCAGATGAAAAAGTATTTCAAAGAAAATCAAGTTTACACCGTTCCAGAGGGTAGTGAACTTGAAGTACAGCTTATTGCAGATGGTTTTGAAGTTCTAGAACCTAAACAAGAAAAGGTTGAAGAAGTTGAAGAACAAGAAGAAAAACCAAAACGTAGCAAAAAGTCTAAAAACGAGGGCGAATAATGGCTAAATATAAAGCTACTAAAAATCTATTCTTTAAATCGCTCAATAAAGATGTGATTGTTGGTGAAGTCATCGAACTTGAAAAAGATTACGCTGACAACATCAACGCAGACCTTGCTAGTGCTTTTCCAGATGTTCAAGCGGTCTTAGTACCACTTAATGAAGAAGTGGAAGAAAAACCAAAACGCACTCGCAAGAAAGCGACAGAAGATGCAGAAACAGAAAAATAAGGGTGACAGCGCCCTTTAGGGGGTTACCATGGCTTATTTAACTGAAGCAGAGTTTACTAAACTTGGTTTTGATGATGTTGAAAACTTTGATAAGTTAGCAAAACGTGCTGAAATTGCCATTGACTTGTATACACAAGGCATTTATCAACGATATATCAACTTTGAAGATGATTTTGATTATCGTAAGCAAGCAGTCAAGCTTGCGATGGCATTTCAGATTGCTTACTTGGATGTTTCAGGCATCATGACAGCTGATGACAAAAAAACAATGACAAGCGTGTCTATTGGACGTACCTCAATCAATTACGGCTCATCTGTGGGCGGTTCAGACGGTCAGCAATATAACTTATCGCTTGATGCGGAGAACGTGCTTAAACAGGCAGGATTTAGCCTTGTGGTGGGGGTTGATTATGATAGATAAACGCTTATTGCAAGACACTATTAATGTTCAAAAAGTACAAAAGAAAGATGATTTTGGAGATTTAGCATATTCAGCACCGTTCGCCGTTAAATCAGTCAGATTTGACAGGTATGTTTCTGTCAAAGGTACGAATAACTCTAAAACTAAAGATAAGACAGGTACGGTTTTCATTTATCCAGCTGTTTCAAAAGTAGATGTGGATGATAGTTGGCTTGAAGCAACAATCAATGACGGAAATCGTGATTACATTGTTAAAAGTATTCAACCGAACTATCTGAACGGGAAATTGTTCAGCTATGAGATTGGAGTGGTCTAATGAGTTTCTTTGTTCGGACTAAAACTGACATTAGCCGTGTTGAAAAGAAAGTGTCAAACGACAACATTCTAAAAGGGAAACGTGCATTAGCTAATCAAGTGCTTTTAGATGCTGACAAGTATATTCCTAAAGAAGACGGTGCTTTACGTGCTAGCGGTCAAACCGCTATTGATGGAAGCAATGTCTCATGGAATACAGTATATGCACGAGCACAATATTATGGCACTAACGGAATTGTTACATTTAACCATTATACAACGTCAGGTACTGGTAAATTATGGTATGACACAGCTCAAAAGGCTAATTCAGATAAGTGGAAACGTGTAGCTGCTAAAGGAATGGGGCTCTAATGCAAGATAACAAAAACTTTCAAGAAGTGCTTTTAAAACATATTAATAGTTTTGACAGATTACCGTTGAAAGCAAGACTAGATTATTTCAACGAGGATGAAGATGATTTGGTTATCAATGCTATTCCAGGTGGAACGATTGACAAGGAATTCATGGACGGTACGAGAGAAGTAAGTCTACCGTTTGAAATTGCGGTCAAAAGCAGAACCAACAAGAAAGCAAGTGATATTATCTGGTTTCTAAACGGCGAATTGTCAGCGTTTGACATTGATTTGCCAAGTACAGATAATTCATACACTTTTTTGTCCTTGTTGGTTGAAAAACCTGGTATCAACGGAAGAGATGAGCAAGGTTTCTTTGTCTACACCTTGCAACTAACAGCAAAATTGGAAATTTAAGGAGGAAATTATGGCACGTCAAAAAAATGCGAAGCGACAACATTTTATCGCACCGTTTAACCCAGAAACACCAAATACTGTACCAGGTGATGATGAGTTCTTACGATTAGCTAAATACATTGAGACTATCGATGATGATACAGACGAAGAAACAGATGAAACAGGTTATTACGATGGCGATGGTACGACGGAAGAAACCGTTACATCCGTTTCAGGTTCTTACTCTGTTTCTGGCTCGTACGATGCAGAAGATAAAGCACAAGCGCTTATCGCTTCTATTCGTTACGAAATTGGGGATGGTCGTCGTGTATGGCATCGTGTAGTTGAGTCAAACGGCAAGAAGTCATTTACTCAAATCGCTAATGTTTCTGGTATCAAAGCTGGTTCTGGTGATGCGACAAGTTACGAAGAATTCGAGTGCACACTCAAATGGATTAAAAAGCCAATTGAGAAAGCTATTACAGAATAGAAAGGTTTGAAATATGTCACGAGTTTATAATTTTGATGCGAAGCAAGATGCGATTGTGTTCAATATCGGAAATGTCAGTCTTGAGTTCTTGCCAAGCGATGAACAAAGTAAATACATTCAAGAGAAAGGTCTTGAAATTCAAAACAAAGCTAAAACTCTTACAGACGACTCATCAGAAAGCGACTTTGAAACAGCAATGAAAGTCAAAGCGCTGTTAGATGAATTGTTTGAAACAATGTTTGATGCTGAAACACCTCAAAAACTGTATAAAGCAGTTGGTGAGAACACATTGTCTTACTTGCGTGTATTTTATCAAATTAGCAATGCAATTCGAGAAGTCAACGCAGAACGTCAAAACGATGAATATTTCAAACAGTTTCTATCTGAGTGATGTTTGACATTTCCAAAAGAATGGATGATAGGCTGGTGCTCAATGGAAAAGAGTACCAGCTTTTTCTTTCGTTCGATAACGTCTTGAAAGTCTTTGATATGTGGTCAGATGACAGATTTCCAGTACAGATTAAGCCACAGTTAGCACTGGTTAAGCTCACTAATAGCTCTGATTTTAAAAATATGGAGTTTGAAACAGCTTTGAATATTTATTCAGAAGTGTTTGACAAGCATATTAAGAGCGTTAGAGCGATTGATGCAGTTGAGCGCTATGACTTAGAAGGGAATGTTATCCCCCAAAAACCACGAGAAGACTCAGACGACGGAAAACCTCTGTATTCAATCAAATATGACGGCGAGTTCATTTTTTCATCGTTTATGCAAGCTTACAACATTGATTTGATTGAAGAACAAGGAAAATTGCATTGGCAGAAATTCAATGCTTTATTGTCTGGTTTACCAGATGGAACAAAGCTAATTGAAGTTATGAAAATCCGAGCTTGGAAGCCACAGAAAGGCGATAGCTCAAAAGAAAAACAAAGAATGCGTGAATTACAAGAAGAATACGCATTGCCTGAAGAATAGACGAAAGGAGGGAAAACATGGCAGATGGAAAAGTTGTCATTCAGATAGATATGGATGGCAAAAGCGCACAATCCGAGGTTAAATCCTTAAAAAGTTCGTTGCTTGGATTGGGTGAGAGCGTTAATAGCATGGGAAGTACGTTTAAGTCCGTTCTTGGCGCTAACTTGATTAGTTCTGCTGTGATTTCTGGTGTCAACGCTTTAACTGGTGCAGTTAAAGGAGCATTCTCATCTACTATCGACGAGGGAGCTAAATTACAACAATCTATCGGTGGTATTGAAACGCTATTCAAGGACTCAGCGGGTACGGTTAAAAACTATGCTCAACAAGCTTTTGAAACAGCTGGGGTATCCGCAAACACGTACATGGAGAACGTCACCTCATTCTCTGCTAGTTTGATTAGCTCGCTCGGCGGTGACACAGCGGCAGCTGCTGAATTAGCAAATACGGCAATGGTAGACATGTCTGATAACGCCAACAAAATGGGTACAGACATGGAATACATCACACAAACTTATCAATCGTTAGCCCGTGGGAACTATGCCATGCTTGATAACCTCAAGCTTGGGTATGGTGGTACGAAATCCGAAATGGAACGCTTGATGAAAGATGCCGAAAAACTGACTGGTGAACACTACACAGTCGGTGACTTTGCGGATACGGTTAAAGCCATCCACGCAGTTCAAGAAAGCCTTGGGATTACAGGAACGACAGCAAGAGAAGCATCAACAACTTTGAGCGGTTCTTTTAGCTCCATGAAAGCGGCTTGGACTGATTTCAAAGGAAACTTAGCCGATGGTGAATTGGATATTACGCCATCTTTGCAAGGTTTGGCAAGAACGACATCAACATTTTTGTTCGGGAATTTTATTCCTATGGTTACAAACGTTTTATCTAAATTACCGCAAGCCTTTTCTACTCTTATGGATAGTATGGGAGAAGAAATCCAAAAAGGTTTGAAACAGATTGCTCCAAACCTTGATATTGACATTGTAGGAGCGTTCAAGAATATTAAAGCAGCTGCTCAAATGGCTTTTAATCCTTTGTTTATTTTCAATTTCAAAAGTGCTTTGAGCAATGTAGGAGCAGCTTTGCAGTCGATTTGGTCGACGTTTAATAATGTGGCTGGTGGTGGATTTTCATGGACATTAACAATCAGTAATGCTATTTCAGCATTGATGGTAACGATTAAAAATGGAGCTAAGATTGTTAAGCGATTCATGGATAGCTTTTCAGAAACTGGCGCTATGCAACAAATCAAATTTGCGATTGATAGTGTTATTACGGCGTACACGACATTGACTTATGCAGTTGGTGAAGCTTCTATTTGGTCGACGTTGGGAACAGTCATCGGTAATGTTGCTAAAGTCATTGCACAAGTCGTACAAGCTATTGCTGATTTTATTTCAAGGTTAGACCCAAGCATTGTCCAAGGATTTACCAATGTTCTAGTTGGTGGTATTGCTGGTTTGATGGCGTTTTCAGCAGGGACTAACTTAGTTTCAAAAGGCATGAAGGGACTTGAATTTATCAAGTCATTTAATCCGTTCAAAATGTTCAAGAAGAACGCTAAGGACGGAGCAGATGGTGCGACAGAAGCTGTAGGTCAAAGTAAATCTAAGATTGCTCAAATCTTACAAGGTCTTGCATCGGTCATTAAATCGGTGGGTACTAGTATTGCTGTTGCAGCAAAAGGGATTGGTACAGGCTTGGCAAATGCTTTTGTTGGATTAGGTGCGGCTCTTAAAATGGCTGGACCAGCAAATATTATTGCATTAGGCACAGCAGTCGGTATTGCATCCGTTGGTATTGGTGCAGGTGTAGGAATTATCGTGTCAGCGTTGACTTTGTTAGCAACGCAAAGCGCAGGTGTGTCCGTGATTATTCAAGCGCTTGGTACAGCCTTTGCAACAGTAGCAACGGCAATTATCGGTGCTTTCGCTCAGGCAATTGTAACAGTTTCTGGTGTATTGCCAGTTGTCACAAGTGCATTAGCTAACCTAGCGCCTTTAGTAGTAGCAGTCGGTGTGGCAATTGGTGCAACAGCACCAGCTATCACAGCTTTAGGTAACGCAATAAGCTCGGTTGTTGCATCCGTTGGTGTGGCTTTACCGCCTATTATTGTAGCTATTAGCAATGCGATAACACAAATCGGCTTAATGCTTGGTACGATTTTGCCACCAATCATTACATCTCTCGGCACAGCCATCTCTCAAATTGCTGTTGCTATTACACCAATCGTTGGAATTATTAGTAGTGCTTTCGTTCAAATTGTGACGGTAGTGTCTAACGCTATTGTTCAAATTATTCAAGCGCTATCACCGTTTATCCCAGCGATTACAGAGATGGTCGTAGCGGTAGCTCCAGTACTATCTCAAATCGTAGATGCGTTTAACAACCTAATCAGTCAAATCAGTCCGATTATTGACTCAATCACCAACCTGTTCAAGACGTTAGGTGAGCAAATCAGCAACATTCTGGACAGTGCTAAGGGTGTTATCACTGGTTTCGGCGACGCCGTTCGAAACGTTTTAGACGGTATTGCGGGCATTTTCGACTCAATGGGGAATGCCGCTCTCAATGCTGGTAATGGCGTTAAGCAGATGGCGCAAGGTGTCAAGATGCTAGTTGATTTAAAACTAGGCGATTTAGCAGCAACTTTAGCTACTACAGCTAGTGGTCTCGGTAAAATGGCTAGTCATTCAGCAGGGATGAGCCAGCTCGGCTCGGCAATGACACAAGTTGGAACTGGTATGACTCAGTTTGCGACTGGCGCAATGATTTCGTTAGCTGCTTTAAGTCAGTTTGATGCAGTGATTACAACACTCAAGACCAATTTGTCTCTTTTGCCAGCGATGATGACGGTGGCTGGTGCAGGTTTCCCAGTATTCGTTTCTCAAGCAGTCGCTGGTATTGCTGGATTATCAGCTGTTAATGCACCAATTGCAGCATTTAAAGCACAATTGATGAGTTTAACACCAACAATCTTATCTGCTACAGCGGGATTTGCAATGTTTGGTGCTAGAGCGATGGTCATCAATGGCACGTTTACCGTCATCGGTGGACTTATTAGTGCATTTAACGCACGCATCTTGTCAATGGGCGCAGCAACAGCAATGGCAGGAGCGTCGTTTGGTGCGTTAGCTGGTAGAGTAGGCGCTTTAGGTGGAGCTCTATCGTCAGTTTCAGGCGGTTTTGCAAATATTGGTGCGAGTGCGGCAAGTTCAGCATCTCAAATGCGTTCAATCATTTCAGCGACACAATCTGTTATTTCAGCGTTTAGCTCAATGCGCACACAAGTGCAATCGTCAATGCAAGCAATGCTTAGTGCTGTTACATCTATTGGAAATCAGATGAAAAATCAAGGACGCATGATTGGTCAACAAACAGCTCAAAACATCGCACAAGGGATTGCTAGCGGTGCTGGTAGTGCAAGGTCGGCAATGAGTTCTCTTATGGCGTCTGTACGTGCAGCAGGGATGTCTGGAGTCGGTTCAATGCGTGCAATTGGTGCATATATCGGGCAAGGTTTGGCTAGTGGTATGATGTCAGCTCTTGGAAGTGTGACGGCAGCTGCTAATGCGTTAGTAGCACAAGCAGAGAGAGCGGCACGAGCAAAAGCCAAAATTCATTCACCATCACGCCTATTTCGTGACAATGTAGGTCGCTATATTGCACAAGGTGTGGCAGTAGGTATTGAGAAAGATAGCTATACAGTTAATGATGCTTTGGGAGCAATGTATGACAAAGTTCAAGCGTTTAGCTATAAAGCTGAAGACCTAATCGGAGCTGGATCAACTAATTTCTCACACAGTATCCAGGTTAAATCCGATTTAGATAAAGCAATCAAAGCAAAAATTGAGATTGTACAAGAAAAATCAAACGAAGTAATGGAAAAAGCTATAGATGCAATGGGCAGACTCGCAGACCGTCCAATCGACATGCGATTGAATGATGACACGCTTATCGCATCTACTAGCGATAGATATCAAGATTATCAACAAACACAAATTACACGTAACAACAGAATGTGGGGTAGACCATGACAGAAATAATGACATTTAACGGTATTGGGATGTCTCAATACTTTAGGATTACTGACATTATTCGCCCGATTGGTAATAAAAGGACAGTGTCAACTGACACTTCTCCTTTTTTGGGTGTTAATATCCAAGAAATTAAAATCGGAGCTAAAGAACACAAAATCAAATTTGACATCAAAGGGAAATCAGAGATTGAAATTGAACAGCTTAAACATGATTTAGCTGGCGTATTCAACGTTGATAAACCAGTCAAAATTACATATGCAGATGAACCAGACAAGTATTATTTAGGTTTGCCTGTTGACGATATTTCTCACGATAACATAACACGTTGGTTTCAGCGTTCAGAAATCACTATTTTAATCCCTGACGGAGTGGCTCATTCGGTGACGGATGCACGTTTTGAAGAGCCTACCTGGAACGGCAATAAAATGACGTTCAAAATCAATAATGAGGGGAATGTAGATGCTTATCCGATTATCACGATTAAACATAATTCAGAAAACGGCTATGTAGGACTAGTTAGTCAAAATGGCGCTTTTGAGCTTGGAAGCAAGGAAGAAGCAGACTCTGAAGAATACAAGAAATCTGAAATCTTGTTTGATTACACGTCAAACACTGGACCAACAAGGATTTTAAACGGATTTGAAGAGGGTAAATTTAATGAGGCAATTAGTAACGTTCAAGAGGTTCTAGATGGACAACTTGAGGTAGACAATGCTTGGGGGAGACCACACATCCACTTGAAAAATGGGACGTCTGCGTCTATCACTTGGGACATACCAGCAGACAGCGCAGGAGAGGTAGGAGCGCTATATGAGTACATCTGGTGGAGACAGATTTTTTGGGCTGGACATCAATCGCAGTACGGATTTATGAAAGTGGTTGTATCAGATGAAAATGGTCAATTTCTATACGGGACAGAGACATTTAAACGTTCTAACAGTCTAACAACTGAATATAATTTTATGGTTTCTGACGGAAAAGGTGGCTATCATTTTCTTGACCGCTATACATTTTGGTGTACGCATTTAGACAGTCAAAATCCATTTAATGAGCCACGAGGTTGGTCAGATATCTACAGGAAAGATGGCTGGATACAGTTTTTTTGGAACGGTCAATACAAAGAATACAACATCCCTGAGATAAAGGGTAAAAAGTCCGCTAAAGTCAGTGTTATATTTGGGAGCGTAGGGGGCAAACCTGGAGTGACACACGTTTATCTTGATGATATCGTTTATCGCAAAGATTTTGTGACAGGTACTAGAGACATCCCGAACCGCTATGCTATGGGCTCAACAGTTGTCATCGACAACGAAACAAACACAGTGACTAAAGACGGTCTTAACAAAAATTCGGACATCGTCCAAGGCTCACATCATTTCTTGAGTGTTCCGCCTGGGGAGTCTGAGTTGGACATTTATTTCTCATCGTGGATTAAAAAAATGCCTACAGTTAAGGTGGAGTTTGAGAATAGGAGTTTGTAAATGATTCTAACAATACACGATGCACAACTGAGAAAAGTAGCGTTCGTTGATAATGAGAAGCAAGGCACGTTAGATTTTTTCGATGACACTTGGACACGCAATTTGCAAACTGGGTCATCAACATATGAATTTAGCATTTCAAAAAAATCACTTGTTTCTGACATGGTCTTTAACAGAACTTACAGTTATTTGAACGAACGTGCTTTTGTTTCATTTGAGTACAAAGGCGAGACGTTTCTCTTTAACGTGATGACTGTTGAAGAAGATGAAAAGAAAATCAAATGCTATTGTGAGAATCTAAATCTAGAACTTATTAACGAGTATTCGAATCCGTTTAAGGCTGATAGAGCTATGTCATTCGTTGAGTATTGCAATGCTATGGATTTACTAAATATGACTAAATTATCCGTAGGTATTAACGAGATTTCGGACTACAAGCGTACGTTGGAATGGGAAGGACAAGACACGAAACTTGCCAGACTTATTTCACTTGCGAACAAATTTGATGCTGAAATCGAATTTAAAACCTACCTCAACGATGACAGTACTATCAAGCAGTTTTTGGTCAATGTTTATCACGAAAATGATGGCGTGAATTACCACGGCGTTGGGCGTGACAGGAAAGACATAACGCTTGTTTACGGAAAAAACATCAAGTCAATTAGGCGCAAGATTGACAAGACGAACATCTTTAATATGATTGTGCCAACTGCTCAAAGTGAAGAGAACAGTGATCAGAAATTGACTATCGGGAGCTTGCCAAACTGGGAGCTCAAGAATGATAAAGGCGTCGTTGAGTTTTACAAGCGCGGCGATGCTCTCTATGCGCCTATTTCAGCACAGCTTTATCCGTCAACGTTTACGTCGGAAACTCAATCAGACCAATGGACTAGACGTGACATGGACTTTAACGTCAAAAGCATTCAACAGCTTGAGACAGAAGGCTTGAAACAGTTGAAAGCGTCAGCTTATCCAGAATTAACATACGAATTTGACGGCTATATTGATGCAGATATCGGTGACACGGTAGAGCTCTCAGATAGTGGCTTTGCTAACACATTGCTGATTGAAGCACGCATTTTTGAACAAAAGCTAAGCTTTTCGACTAAAAAAAACTGGAAAACCACACTTGGCAATTTTAGAGCTTTGCAAAGCAAGTTATCTAACGACATCCAGAGCGAACTTGAACGTTTAGTAGAAGATGCAAAACCGTACAATATTCGAATTTCAACAGATAATGGAACGATGTTTAAAAATAACGAGGGTGAAAGTCTAGTAAAAGCCACACTTTGGAAAGGTGGCAAAGTTGTCAATCAGGACGTTTCTTGGCGCTGGGCGCTGGACGGCGTGGTAACAGTCGGTATGCAATACCGTGTCCAAGCTAAAGACATCACTGACACAGCGATTTTAACCGTCTCGGGCTATGTCGGAAATACTGAAGTAGCCACTACGGAAATCACGCTAGCTAATATGGTCGAGCAGATTGATTTAGTCATCCTGACGTCAAACGGTAATACGTTCAAAAACAACAACATAGCGAGCACGCTGACAGCCACTCTATGGCGTGGGAATAAGGAAATCGACAAGGATGGCACTGAGTTCAGCTACGTTTGGAAGAAAATCAATAGCGATGAAACACCAGACGAACATTGGAACGCTGACCATTCGTACTCACAGAAATCAATAAGAATCACAGAAGCTGACGTATTTAGACGAGCCACATTCTCGTGCGAAGTCCAATATGTCGGCAAACGAGTTTAAAAGGAGAAAATCAAAATGGGAATTATTGCAGCGGGTCAAATTACAGTTGTAGACGTATCGGATGCACCCGTCTTAAATGCGTTCATCACTGCTAGCAGACCCACAACACAATTATATAGTCAAACGTCAGGTAACTACAATCCTTCATATGCGTCAACTCCTCAGGTATTGACACTTAACTTAACAAAAGCTGGTTCAACTGCAAGTATCGTTGGTGGGACTAGCAATGTTCGCTGGTTTTACATTGATGGCGGGACTAAAGTTGAAATTACTTCAAAAAACAATGGTGACCCTCAATATGTTTCAGGTGCTAACAACGAAGTTTTGACTTCAAAAACAAATATTAATGTTTCTAAAGGTGGAGCACGTTTTGAGGTGTCTGGTACATGGCGTGACTCTCTAACGGGTTTGGATGTGAACTTTAGTGCTGATATTGATTTGTTCTTGGTACAAATCGGTAAAGAAGCTCAAGTTCTAAATGTTTATGCTGGTAATGGTAATACTTTCCGAAATAACACACCAGCAAGTCTTACAGTCAATGCAGATTTGTATCGAGGAAATGTGTTAACAAATGATAATAAGCAATTCAAATTCTTCTATCAAGATACTAGTGTTACTAGTGATAAAGCAACCGGCTATGATGCTGACGGTGGAATTGGCTGGCACTTATGCAGTAGAACTACAACTGGACAAACACCAAACGTTGAGCCAGGTGTAACTACAGCGTCACAGGGACTACTTACTGTGACTCCAGCAGCTGTTGTTAACTCTCAATGTTTTAAGGTTGTATGTACTAATATAGGTGGCACATTTAATGGTAGTAAATCTAAAGGGTTATGCACTTTGGTTGATATGTCAGATCCATACAGTTTGGTGATAGACTCTAGTGCTGGAAATATCTTTAAGAATCGTCAAGGTGCTACAACATTGAAAGCATTGCTGTATCGTAATGGTGAAGAGCTTGACACGGCAGGTACAGGCAAGACTTATAAATGGTCAAAATATGATAAGAATGGCGTCATGGATGCAAACTTTGGTGGTACTGGTAATGCCTACAAAACTGGTAAATCTATTACGGTTAACGCTACTGAGATTGCAGCCAAAGCTAATTATAAATGTGAAGTATGGGAATAGGAGGTATGCAATATGATTAAAGCAGATATAGTTATTGCCGAACAACGACAAATCGTTGAAGTTCCTGTTGATAATAAATCAGATGCAATTCGTGTCCTTTGGAATACGTACGGTCTGGGCATTGATATCAAACGCTGGGTCGAAGATGATCAGGAAGAGGTAAAAGATGAGCAAGTTGATAGCAACGAGTCAAGTGACTCTAATGAATCTGATGGAACGAGCGGAGATCCGCAAGGAGACTTATTACAAACTGACTAATAGTGCTACTGCACCAACTGTACTGAGTACAAATGCACAAAATTTACTTCTCAACAGTCCGGTTAATGCCGATAACCTAAGACGTTTTGGAGCATCTAAGGCGACTATTAGTGTCGTTACAAGAGACAATCGTCAGGCATATAAACTTACAGTAAATACTAGCGGTGATTCTGGTGCTATGTTCAACGGTAACGGTGGTTACTATAATTTAATTAAAGATAGATTATATACATTTAGCTTCTATGCTTTGACCAATATAGATAAAAGCTACAGTTTTAATAGTCTAGGTCACATCCAAGCTATTAATGAACATGGTGATATAGTTGGTAGTGATAAACTCCACCAACATTCAAATCCCGTTTATAGCACAAACACTATAAAAGCTAATAGTTGGACAAAAGTATGGTGTACGTTTAAGGCTACCTCAACTAGTTACTTTAAGCCGTATTTTTGGTATCTAAGAGCGGGTGATGAAATCTATATCAATAATATGATGCTAAATGAAGGTGATACTCCATTACCTTACGTTCCAGCTCCAGAAGATTACGGTTGGTCAAAAGATACGCTCGTCCCAACGCAATCAAATCGCTACCTCTGGAAATTCGAGTACATTTATTATTCAGATGGCAGCGTTGAAAACACGCAGCCTGTAAACATCAGCATAGCAGGCGCTGACGGCACGAACGGTCAAACCTCGCACGTACACTTTGCCTTCGCCGACAACGCAACTGGTGGCGGATTTAGCTTAACTACACCAAAAGCATACATGGGTTGGTACGCTGATTTTAACGAGACAGCAAGTACAGACCCGACGAAGTACCGCTGGAGCAAGTGGAAAGGCGACCAAGGCTTGCCAGGAAAACCAGGGGCCGATGGGAAAACGTCCTATTTCCACATGGCCTATGCAGATTCCGCAGATGGCAGAACTGGTTTTAGTTTTAAAGAGTCTGGTCAACAGTATCAAGGGTATTACACGGACTTCGTACAAGCAAACAGTACAGACCCAACTAAATATACGTGGATGGATAGACGAGCTGGCGTTGAGGTTGGTGGTAAAAACTTGTTACTCTATACAGCAGACCCATGGAAAGCTCCAAACGATTACTATCAAAATGTTGGTGCTATCAAGACAGATGAAACATTAAATGGCTCAATCGTGTACAAGACACGCTCTGCTTGGGCTAGTTTGCGCTCGAATTGGGGTAAACATCTAATTGATAGAAAAAACGTAAAAGTTGGCGATGAGTTCACATACTCGATTTACGCTAAAACAGATCAAAGTTCAATTAGAGTCCGTTTATTTATTAGATTTTCTGGACAAATAAACGCAGAGGCTTTGACTAGTGAAATCACCATAACTAATGAATGGCAGAAGTTGTCTGCTACGTTTAAAGTAACTCAAAAAATGGTAGCGAGTCAAAGTAAAGTTAGCTGGGTTGGCTTTGAGCAAACATCAAACAGCGAAGATGGAAAATTTGTTTATTACGCTTGTAATATGCTAGAAGAAGGTAATATTCCAACACCTTGGCAACCAGCCTTGGAGGACGTTCAATCAGACATTGACAGCAAAGCAGACCAAGAACTCACGCAAGAACAACTCAATGCCCTTGCTGAAAAGAATGCTCTTATTCAAGCTGAAATGGAAGCAAAAGCGAGTATGGATACAGTGAACCAATGGATAACCGCTTATCAAAACTATGTCAATGCTAACAACGCAGATAAAAAGAAATCCGAGCAAGCATTACAAGACGCATCAAACCGCTTGTTACAAGTCCAGTATGATGTTAAAGATCTCAAACAACAATGGGATTTCATTGATACGTACATGAGCGTTCAAAATGAAGGTCTGATTATCGGTAAAAAAGATGGTTCAGCCTATGCTAAATTTAGCAATGACAGAATTAGCTTATTCTCGGGGAATAGCGAAGTAATGTATATTTCTCAAGGTACGTTAAATATTGCTAATGGTATTTTTACGAAGACGATTCAAATTGGACGTTTCCGCTTTGAAACACACCCAGCAGACAAGGATATGCTGGTATTACGTTATTTAGGGGGTTGATAAATGGCAACAGCTACATTTAGTGGTCAATATGGTCATAATATGACGCTTGAAGTGTGGTCTGATTGGAATAGGCAGGATACAGCTAATAATAGGTCTACAGTTAACGTACAAGCGCGCCTTATTACAAATGGTTATGCTTCTATGTGGGGTGTAACCGCAGACGTGACTATCCATGTTAATGGCGGTGGTGCAATCGAACACCCGACTGTAAATATTGGCACGGGTTCATCTCAGTTGCTCTTTGCTCACGATTATGTTGTCGGTCATGATAATGACGGTAAGAAGACTGTAGGTATTCAAGTTTCTGTAGCTTTAAACACAGGCGGTTATGGTTCGTCTATGGTCGCTTTCAATTTGCCTTTGCCAACTATCAAAAGAGCAAGTACTGGTAAAGTAACAGCTACCGAGCTTGGTAAAGTTGCGACTATCACTATTGACCGTAAGAACAGTTCATTTAAACACACCTTACGTTATAACTGGGACGGTAAAACTGGAACGATTGCGACAAACGTTGATACGTCATGTAACTGGACTTTACCGCTTGACTTTGCTAACACGGTTCCGAATGCGGACTACCATTGGGGCACGGTCTACATTGACACATATTCAGGCAGCACCAAGATTGGGACGAAGGAAGCAACGTTTAACGCCAATATCCCAGCAAGCATTAAGCCGACACTAGGCAGTATCAGCCTAACAGACGCTAACACGAAAGTATCTAGTCTTTTAGGTACGTCAAATACATTCGTGCAGGTCTTGTCTAATATCAAAGTCGCTTTTAACAACGCAAGCGGTGCTTATAGCTCTACTATCTCTAACTATCACGCTGAAATTGTTGATAAGAACATGACCACAACAGCGAACGGCGGAGCGCTTGGCATGATGAACTTTAATGGTTCGGCAACGGTTAGAGCAACGGTCACAGACAGCCGAGGACGGACGTCCGAACCTGTTGAAGTAGAAGTCAATGTATTGCCATATTTTACGCCACAGCTAAGCTTTACAGCACAGCGCAGTGGTTCAGCTGGAACGACCGTAACAGTGACGAGAAATGCTAAAATAGCCCCTCTCACGGTTGGCGATAAGCAGAAGAATACGATGAAGCTATCGTTTAAATACAAGCGTCATTCTCAGACAGATGACGAGTTCACGGCTGATACTGGAAGCGCAGGCGGAACATGGACGACAGTTAGCGAATTAATCAATTCACAGGCGAATCTTGGCGCAGTGTTTAACTCACTTGTTACTTATGACATCGTCGGACATATCGAGGACAGCCTAACAAGTTACGATTTTAAAGCTGTTGTCGGAACAGAGCAATTTCCTACCACGTTCCGCCCTGACGGAATCGGAATAGGAAAGACGCCCGAACGTGCTAACGCAGTAGACAGCGATTGGCAGTATTACTTTAACAACAAGCCTATTCAGCACCATCAGCTAACTAAAAATGATGGCACAGCTATCATGTTAACAGATGGTAGTGATTTAAATGATGTCACTAGCCCGGGGTGTTACAATGGCAGCAATCTATTACACGCTCCCGCAAATGGCTGGAATTATATTCGTGTGACGAAACACACAAATAATAACGGTTATGTTTTACAAGAAGCTATCGCTTTTTATGGGAATGTTTCAGCTTATCGCGTTCAGACCAACAAAACTTGGGGCTCTTGGCAATACTATGCAATCCAAAACACAGTAGCCGAGTTTACGGCAGTTAATCAGACAAAAGTGTATAAAACAACTTTAGCAGGTCCGTACGGTTTTGGAATAGCTGTAACTCGCTCTGGAAACGTCGTGACAGCAAGAATGGATTATATTCACCGCTCAAATACGAATTGGAGCGGTACGGCTAACGAAACCATACCAGTCGGCTGGCGCCCTGTTAGCCAAGCGATTATTAATGCAATAGGTGAAGGTGGTGGTGGAACTGGTGCGTCGCTATTTAATGGCAGCTATGTTCACTTGTCTTATAAACCAGACGGGTCTATTAGCGGTCGTATCAAGCTAGAAGCCAATCCGCTTTGGTTTGGTGCTACAATCTCATGGATTACCACAGACCCATTCCCATCATAGAAAGGAGAAAATATGAAACTAAAATTTGGTTCAAAATCACAGGAATTTGAGCAAGATGGCACGGTTAAAGGTACGAAAGTCACCTTGACCAACGATGACGGTGCATTCTATCCCGTCATGCTACCAGCCGACAAAATCAGCTTATCTAACGCAGAGCTGGAAGAGTTAGCGCTGGAAGTCGTTTATCAAGAGAATTTTCGTGATAAGTACGAAAACGAGAAATTCAGCGAGATTGATGAGAAAATCAAAAATTACAACGAAAATTCAGAAGTAGCACAAGCTACACTGTTAGACCTTATCACCCAACTTTACGATAAAGGAGTACTAGCAGATGAAATTAGTGAAGAAACTCAAAAATGAAATAGAAAGAGGAATAGATATGATGATTAAACTTTACGCAATTAACGTTATTTCAGGAAACTACCAATATGCCAAAATCCCAAAAGTGCTTAAACCAAAAGTCAAAGCACAAATCGCTCTCATGGTCGAAGATGATGAGCTTTTGGCAGAGCTAACTAAGGAAAATACTGCTGAATAAGCTTAGAAAGCAGAGGGGCTTATGGTTGGACAAGATATTATTCATGAAGCCATGAGAGCAACTTGGACGATTGATAAAGTTGGCGGAGTTTTAGCTATAGCTATTATCCTAGTCATCTTGCTTTTAATCAGCGGTATGATTTGGGTCATCAAGAAGTTAGTGACTGGCTTTCAGGAGACGAATAAGGAACTGTTAGCTTCCAATAATCGGATTGCTACTGAAAACCAACAGCAAATGGCTAGATTGACAGAAGCTGTTAATAATCTCTCACTAGAAACTCGCAAAGACATATCAGTTTTGCAAGAGAAAGTGGACGATTTAGAAGATGTTGTTAGAAATACACAGATGTTTTAAAGGAGTAAGAAAATGAATGATGTAATTTTACAAGGTATTATGCTTATTTTGACTGGTTTCGTTGGTTTTATCGTTAAGACGATAAAGGACTATCTGTTTAAAGAGGGTGGAGAAAAAGCTTTACGTATCGTTGAAATCGTAGCAAAGAATGCTGTTAACGCAGTGGAGCAGATTGCAAATGAGGACACTAAAGGCGAACAAAAATTAAATGCTGCTAAGACGAAAGTCAAGAAAGGACTAGAGCAGTACAATATCTATTTAACGGATAGTCAGCTAGAAATGTTTATCGAAGCAGCAGTAAAAGAAATGAATGATAGCTGGAAAGGAGAAAATAAATGAATACAGATGTTTTAATCAACTGGTTTGAAAGTCGTCGAGGAAAACTCACTTATTCGATGTACGGAAGTCGAAATGGTTCAGACGGTACAGCGGACTGTTCAGGGTCAATCTCGCAAGCTCTTAAAGAGGCAGGGGTGAATATTGTTGGTTTACCGTCAACAGTCACATTAGGCTCACAGCTAGCCAAAAATGGCTTTTATCGTGTAAGCAAAAACGAAGATTGGAACGGACAGCGTGGGGACATTGTCATGATGTCATGGGGTGCTGATATGTCGCAATCTGGTGGTGCTGGTGGGCACGTCGGAGTGCTAGAGGACGCTAACACATTTATCAGCGTTGACTATTCAACTGGCGGACAAGCAGGTACAGCGGTATCATCTCACAATTGGGACGCTTACTACAACAACTCTAGACCAGCTTACGTTGAAGCTTGGCGCTTTAGTGGTTCTACAGCTACACAGCCTAACACAGTAGTTTCTGGCGGTCGTAAACCAGACAGTAAAGCCTACTATCTTGCGAATGATGTAGCGTTTGTTAATGGCATCTATCAAATCAAATGTGATTACCTCGCGCCGGTAGGCTTCTCATACGTAGATAACGGTGTGCCGGTTGGTATGGTAAACTGGGTTGATGAAAACGGTAATAACGTACGTGACGGAGCAGATAAAGACTTCAAACCAGGTATGTATTTCAGCTTTGAAATTGATGAAGCTCATATTACTGATACTGGCGAGGGTGGCTATTATGGTGGATACTATTGGCGTAAATTTGAGTTCGGTCAATTCGGTACAGTCTGGCTTTCTTGTCGTGATAAAGACGACTTGGTAAATTATTACAATTAAGCCAAAAGAAAAGCTCTAAGCGATTGCTTAGGGCTTCTTTTTTTATCTATAAAATAAATAAGCGACTAGATACAATGTCATTTTTAAAAATCGTCAAACCAACGTATCTCTTGCCGACTTTAATGATTTTTGTTAGTTTGATATCAGCTAAACCGTGTATTCTAAATTCTAATTTAACAACTGGATACCATTTTCCGCAAAATTTTCCGTATTTGAAAGGATTTTTCATTTTACTACCTCGCTCGCTTTTGTTATATTATAACATAAATAGTATAATTAAATAGTTAACCTTTAACGCCTTAGCCTTTGTGGTTAAGGCTTTTTTTGGTATAATAGGTACATAAGTAGTTGAGAGGTCTTACTTATAATATCTGGCAGAGAGTGGGCTGACGAGCGCACGTTAAAGAGAAGTACGTTTTGGGCTAGCGTGAGCTAGTCCTTTTTTTATTTTCCAAATTACCCCAGCAGCACCCAGAAAGCCTATAACAGCAACGTTTGTTTATTTTCCGTTTTAACGGACTTTTTTTATTATTTCCGTTATAACGGACTAAAAAATTTTAAAAAATATCAAAAAAGTTAAAGAAAGTTATTGACAAATACGTATTTTATGCGTATAATATAAGTATAGAAAGTGAGGTAAGCAATATGCCAATGACCCCTAAGCAGATGATAAAGTTGCTTAAAAAGAACGGGTTTTACGAAGTCGGTCAACGTGGAAGTCACAAGAAATTCCGAGATGACAAAGGACATCAAACAATTGTGCCACTGCACAATAAAGACCTTGGTAAAGGTCTTGAAGATGCTATTTTAAAACAAGCAGGTTTAAAATAATCTGCTTGCTGAATAGCAATTTTATCTCACTAAAACAATTAAAAGGAGAATTATCGTATGTTAGTTTATCCAGCTTTATTCACTCAAGACGGCGATTATATTCTTGTAACTTTTCCAGACGTTCCTGAAGCTATTACTCAAGGAAAAGATATTCAAGAAGCTTTTGAAATGGCTACAGAGGTTCTAGGATTTGCGCTTGAAGACTACAAAGAATATCCAAAACCAACTCCGCCATCAGATTTGAAAGAGCAATTTCCTGATAGTTATATTGCATTGATTCAAATTGATATGCTAGCGTATATGAAAAAATATCACGCAAATAAAATTCGCAAAAATGTAACTATCCCAGAATGGTTAAACGAACTCGCAGAAGAGAATAACATCAACTTCTCACAAGTTCTTACTGAAGCTCTTGAAATGAAATTACAAGCTTAA